CACCAGTAACTTCTGTAAGTTTCTTAAGTGCCTTTAACTCTGTATCTATTTCTCTCTCATCTTTATGAGTTAATAGTTTAAACTTTATTACTCGTTTAGTATTTGGTAATGTATATTCAAATTCATTCTTACCTGATTTGAATAATTTTTCATCAAATTTCGTAGTCTTTAAGGCAGATAAGTCGAATGTGTGTTCAACCTCTAACGATGTATCAGGGTCGGTTATGTTTACTACATAATTCTTTCCGTATCCTAACACTCTCGCACCTAACATCAGAGCATTCTTATCACCAATCAATAAATCATCTATCTTAACTTTAGGGTCTGCGATTACACTTTCTAAAAGTTTATCAATCACCGTACCTCTTTCGATTAGATTTGTTGATGTTAAAATGTCTTCTTCTTTTGCTGTCATATATTTGACATCGATTGTTCCACTACTTAATGGACTATCTTCAGGATATAGTAATCCCTTTGATGGTAAAGATAGTGTTTCAGTAGGGAAAGCGTATTGGTTATCAGCCATTATTTTCTCCTATGAATTGAATTTAAAACCATATGTATATAACTATGTTGTAACTTTCGTAAAAACGAATTTATTTTATTTTTTATTTCCCAACACCTTTTCTGCTCCAGCTATACCGAAACTACCTAAAGTAGTGAATAGGAATGAATTGTATACTACATCATTGATAACTAAATCTTTACCCATGATACCAGTAACAACATCTGCACCTGCAAAAATAACCATTATTGTGAATGCACCGAAACCAATTATTGATTTCTCATTGTACTCATTGTCATCTTTGAAAATTTCCCACATGCTCATGTCTCCTCCTGTGATTCCTAAGAATCTGTTATTGAACTATTAGTATGAAAGTATTGCGTAATCGTAACGAAGTGTTAAAGTGATATCAGCAACATCTGTTCCATTAGCAAAATCTAAATCATTGAAATTTGCTGATTGAATAAATGCACCTTTTAATATCCACTCTTCAACTTTATCACCAACTGGCCCTAACATATTAAATGTAATTTCTTTCTTGTAGAAGTCTGAGTATCCATCACGACCTGTTACTGATTCGTGGTGTAATCTTACCCATTCCATTACTGCCTGAGCACCTGATGGTACAATAGGGTCGTATAAAGTTATTTCTAATGTTTCCCAAGTTCCTTTACCTTTTAGGTATCTTTTAACATTGATGTGATTTAATTCAATCTCTTCAAATGTAATATTAGGTCTATTTGCAGTTTTTACAAAATATGATGGTATTCCGTCAATGTACATCACAAAACGATTTTTCGTTTTAGGTTCAAACGGTGTGAAAAATATTTCGTCTGTTGTTAATATATCGGCCATTATGTTTCTCCTATTAAGTTTGCCGTTACTCTTTTCAATACATTAATAAATATCAATTTTTGAAAAAAAATGAATCTACATAGGTATCTTTTTTACCTACTTCTTAGAAGTTTTTTAGAAGTTTTTAAAAAAAAGACTTGACTTGTATAGTGTTTTAGTGTTATATTTAGATATAAGATAAATAAGAAAAAGGACTTATAATGAATTAATTATCATAGTTACCTCCTAAAAACAAAAAACCCCAAACAAATTGTCTGGGGTTTTTTATTATAAGTCAAATTATAAATTAAACTTATTCAGGAAATGCTGCTCCTGTTGGTTGTATTACGAAGTCAAGTACAATGAACTCAGCAGTTCTTGTAGGTTGGATAAATATCTGTCCTACTAACTGATTTCTATCAACAACATCTGGTGTGTTGTTTGAATCATCCATTACTACTTTAAATGCACTTAAACCACTATTCGATTGTACTGATTCTAAGAATGGATTAACTATTCCTAAGAATCTGTTACGAGTAGCAGCAGTGTTTTGTTCGAATACCAAGTATCTTGAAGAACTTGCAATGAACTTACGAAGTCTAATTAATAGTCTTCTTACATTGATTCTATCAAGTGCAGATGGTTTTCCTTGAAGTGTTTTTTGTCCAAAGACAACAACACCTTGTCCAGGGAAAGATGCAATTGGATTAACTCTTGCTTCATAGAGGTCATCTCTTTCAGTATGAGTTAATCTTGTTTTTGCTTCTAACACAGAACTTAATCCACCACGATTTAAACCAGCTGGTGCGAACCACTCATGAGCTACTTGGTCTGTGAAACTAATCACGCCAGGTAACACAACTGATGGTGGAACCCACATTGGTTTATTTTTAACTGAATCAAGTACTTTAACCCAGGGATAATATACAGCCGCATAATTGGTATCAAGTGTTTGAATATCTGAAATAGCATTCGTTACACTTCTACCCCATCTTGAACCATCCATTACATAGAAAGCATCTGCTCTAGCTTCAACTTTACTGATAGCATGATTCGTAACTGAATTATGGTACTCATGTATAATACCAGGTGTTACTAATAAGTTTATATCAAACTCATCAGGATTTGAGATAGCATTAATAGCTCTCTTGAAAGCAACAGAACCACTAGCGTTAGCTCCACTACAATCGAATCCTTGAGTATTGTTTGCCGCAATATTAGTACCAGTAGCCTTTAAGGTTGTTGGATTATCACCATCGAATCCACCTTGAAATGGTACAACAAACTTTCTCTGTGCTTTTGCTGATAATGCAAGAGTGATTTTCTCAGAAGCATCTGAGTATGTATCAGCTCCTATTGAACTTGCATCAGCATGTCCATCCATATTCTCAAGTGAGAATACAGCATTATTACCAGTACCTGAACTTGCAGGTAATGGAGCAAGATATTGTTTGTTATCTTCGTTTGTGAAATCCCAACCATAGTATACATTCTGGTCAAACACACCATTTGTTGTAGTTTGTCCCGTCTTGAATGAACCACTTGGTACGGATGTTGTTCCAAGAATTGGATTAGATGCTGCTGCGAAACCATGTGGAATTAGAGATTCATCTATTCCCTCAAGATTTGCTTCATAATCACTTAGATAAACATGAACAGATTTGTTTGGCCAATCACCATTGTAGGTAAGTTTGCCTTCCGTATCGATTGTTACATATCTATCACCAATTGCTCTTGGTGCAAAATTTATTGAATCTGGGTCAAAGTTCAGATTTGGAAATTCTTCAAGAACTTCACCATCGTTGTTTTCACCAGGATTGTTTCTTAATACTCTTAATGCAAATGAACCATAATCACTACCTGGTACTGAACCAGCTGCAGTTAAATCTGCAATAGCGATTTTGAAATCATCGTTTACATTTGTTCCATGTGAACGAGTATTAACTTTAAATAGGTTTTTTCTACTTCCAGCACTTAACTGAGATACAATGTAAGGTGTTGTAGCAACTGCATAATCGTGTGTAAAATCTTCACCACTCGATGCACTTACTATTCTCACATCATTTGTAGCAGAAAAACCTGATGTTGATGTTGTATGTTTGTATTGATTGTAAACATATACATCATGATTTGTGGTCTGTGGGTCTGTTCCAAATACTTTGGTAATATAGTTTGCAGAACCTGTATCAAAAGATACGGTAATCGCACTATTAGTACCAATCGTTAGTTCAGTAGCATTCCAATCAGCACTAGCATCGACAGAAGCAGATGTTGGTCCGCCTAAATCTAATGTTGGTGATTTTCTTGATGGTTTTAAAACTGCAACAGTTTTATAAACATTCCCTGCTGAAGCTGATACTTCTAATCTAACTGTACTTGACTGATATCCACCTAAACCTAATACACGAACAATTGTTACTGTCGGTGCATTTTTAATGTATTCCTGTACTGTATAAGGTACATAAAAACGAGTATCTAACTCACCAAAGATATTTTGAAACTCAGCAAAACTTGTTACTTGAGTAGGAACAAATGCCGGTCCTTTTTTAGTTGGACCGATAATTGCTGCTCCAATTTCAGCTATACCTTGTGGTAAGAAAGATAAGTCTTTTTCCCTTGTAAAAACTCCAGGACTTACTATTCTTTCAGCCATAGTTATTCTCCTAATTAACTAATGTTATTAATTCCTTATATATCGGAACGATATACTTCGAGTAATAAATATCATTTACATTTCCCAAAATACATGGGATAGGTCATTTTTTTTTATTAATCTGTACTAACTGGTGTGAAAACTCCAGTCTGTGGGTCAAGATTACCTGGCCCATACTTCTCATTAAGAGATTTCACAAGTTCTTGTTCGGCTTGTTGGGTTTCCACATACTTAGTTTCAACTTGTCCTTCTGATTTCTCAAGATTTTCAAGTTGTTGATTCAATAAAACTTTCTGTACTTTAAGTACACCAAAGTCATTTTGAACTGCCTGATATGTTTCTCTCAACTCACTAAGAGATGTTAGTTCTTCATCTGTAAACTTTATCTCATTTGTTGTTTCTTTTGCCATTTCAATAACTCCTTTATGTTGTTATAACTTAATTTAATTATCATATATAAATATAAACTTATTTGTTCAAAC